CGCCGCCCCCGTCAGACCACCCTGCACCGCCCCTTGGAGCCGGTTGCCTTCATCGGCGGCGCCGGCTCCGGCAAGCGCGCCGTAACCGGCGCCTGAGGCTGCCAGCGCCCCTCCACGGGCCAGTAGACCGGCACCTGGTGCGGCCTGTCCGGTCAAGGTCGCCGCCAGGCCTGGCCCGATGCCCGGAATGGCTTTGAAGGCCGGCGCCACTGCCCCGCCTGCAAGGAAGGTTGGAACCATCCCGGCGGCCTCGCCGGCAAAGTGTGCGATCGGATGAGCGGCTGTTGCGGCAGCCTCGGCTTGGCGCTGTTTTGCCGCCTCGGCCTCGTAGCGTTGCCCCGCCTCGTCATCGCCCGTCAGGAGCTTGAAGCCGCCCTTGAGCAGCTGCCAGGCCGACATTGGGTCATCTTTGCCGCGCTCGCCCGAGGCTGCCGACAAGCCAGCCATCTCGTCATAGAAATTGAGGGTGGCACCCGAGGCCATGCCACGCCCGATCGCCTCTGCCGTGCCTGGTGTCGCCGTCTGGTCGAGCGTGAACCCCGGCGGTAGCGTGGCCGCAGAAGCCGGCGGCAAGGACGGCATGTCCTCAGCCGGAGCTGCAGGAACAGTCAGCGCGGGTGGTGCCGCCGCAGGCGGTCCTACCGGGGTTGGCGAAGCCGGGGCGCCGCGCTGCAGCGGGATCGGGACAACCAGCTGGCCCTTGGGCGCCGGCGCTCCCGTGTCGCCCGGCAACGGCGCCGAGGGCGGGGTGAGTGAGAAGCCCTCCGGCAGGTCTAGCGCGGTTGCCATCTACCGTCCTTGACGACTAGCTGCTTGCCGCCGGGGCCATAGGCTGGTGTGCCTTCCGGCAAAGAGGTCTCCGTGGGAACAGGCTGCGCCTGCGCCGGTTGCTGGGCCCGTCCCGCCGGCGAGCCTGGCGCCACTGGGGTCGGCAAGGCCGCTGGGCTGCCGGCACCGGCACCCTTCTGCCAAAAGGAGCCATTCGACATCGCGGCGTTGCGGCGCTGCTCCTGCGCCTGCAGATTGCGCAAGTGCGTGGTGTAGTCCTGTGCCTTGGCCAGGAACTCGGCCTGCGACTGGGTGGTGCTCGGCTTCAGCCCCATGGCCCTATTCATCTCGGACACCCGCACCTGGCCGCCGAAGATGGTGCGCAAATTGCCGAGGATGGTGTTCTGGATGTCGGCGTCGATCGCCGCCGTGTTGGCGGACGCCTCAGTGCCCATGCCAGGCAGGCCAGAGAGCGCCTGCGCGACACGCCCGGTGACACCGAAATTCATCTTGCCGGCCTTGGCCTGCTCGATGGCGTTCTCGACTGTCGCCAGGTTCTCGTCGATCGCCGCGAGCGACTTGTTCGACTCGTCGACCAGCTTTTGCTGCGAGACGCTCAGCTCTACCTTGGGCATCGTGCCCGTGGCCATGTAGGTGTTGAACTCGGGTGTTCCCTGTTGCAGGCCGAGCTTCTGGGCCACCGGCAGGCGGGCGTTGTAAAGCATCTCGGGCGATTTTTCGATCGCGGCCGGCGGATAGAATGGCTGGCCATCCTTCTTGCCGCCGGAATGCATGGCAATGGCGCCAGGAAACTTGGCTTGCTGCGCCGGCGTGATGTCGACCACCTTCTCCTGATCCGGCGCGTCGATCGGCTCGGGCTTGCCGGTCAGTCCTTGGCGGGCCCAGACGCGGCCAGGGACGGTGGCATCTGTGAGGCGTTCTGCTTTGACCTCGGCCGGCGTCATGATGTGCCAAGGCTCTGCAGCACCCGCAACCTCGCTGATGGCATTGGTCGCAGGGTCGATCTGATAGCCGACGCCAGGCTTGGGGGTGAAACCAGGAAGGAGGGTGGCGATCTCCTGCGGTGACACGGCGCGCTTGGGCTGCGCGGCGCCCTCGGTCACGCTGATGTTGCCGAACGCATCCCGCTGATAAATGGCGCCGGGCTTGGGCGTGAAGCCAGGAATGGCGGCCAGCTCTTGCGGGCTGAGGATGGTCTTCGTCTTCTCGAACTGATCTTGGTGGCTCTTCTCGATGCCAGCCAGCATTTCGACGAACTTCATGTTGCCGGTCGGGTTGGCCGAGCCCGCTGCCGCCCGCATCATCAGCGCCAGCAGCATCATGCGCTCGTCCGAGCCTGGCCTGGTGCGCGCCAGCGATTGCGCCACGGCGGGGCTCGTCGTCGCCGCAGCCGAGGCCGCCGGATCTCCGGCTGCGGCCGCCGCTGGGGTCGGCGGCAGCTTGACGGCCGGCGCCTTGTCAGGAGGAGGAGGCGGCGTTTCGGGTGCCTTGAGCGCCTCCAAAGCAGCCTGTTGAACTTGATTGCCGCGCTCGGCCGGTGTCATCGAGGCGCCCGGCACGTCCAATCCCGCCGGCGGCTGCACTGGCGCGGGCGCCGTGGTAGCGGCGGCTCCTGCGCCCACAGGCGGGGTGGTGCCGGAAGCATCAGGGGACGGTGCAGGAGCCGGTGCTGCGACAGGTGAAGGAGCTGCGACAGGTGAAGGAGCTGATGCCGTTACAACGGGCGGGGCTACGGGAGCGGGAGCTAGAGCTGGAGCCGCGTCGAACCCGGCAGCAGGCGGGAGTGCCGGTCTGGCCAAGGCTGATGGGTCCACCCTGGCGGCGGCTGTGGCCGGCGGCGGAACTGTCGGGGTGCCCAAACTCGCATCCAGCGGAGCCGGCGGCAGGATGTTCGACGGCGGCGCGCCGAGCTTGCCCTGCAGGCCAGGGGGCGCGCCGTGAGGCATACCGCCGCTCAACGCCTGGCGGGCCTCCTCCACGAATACCCCAGCTGTTTTGAGCATGTCGTCCGACTGCAAGACGCCAGGCGGCACGAGCTTAGCTACGGGCGTGTCAGGGGGCGCTTGTAGCAGCCTCACAGCGGCTTCAGGGCCCACATGAGAGGAGAGGAATGTCGCGACCGCCGGGTCGGTCGCCGTGGCCGCCGAAGGCACTGCCGGCATTGAAGGCCCGGCAGGTGCAGGTGGCACAAGTGATGGTCCGAGCCCTGCCGGCCTTACGGGTGGCAGCGGCGCCTGGACGAGTTGCGGATAGGCGGCGCCGGCAGCTGCTGCGGGCGCCGCTCCGGGTGCCGGGACATCGGCGAGCGCTGGTGCCGGTGTAGCCGTCGTGGTGTCTGGCGCCGGCCGATTACCGCCAGCCATTGCCACCGGCGCCGCTACCTGGCTGCCTGCTGTGGTGCGGCCGATGCCGTCCCACGGACCCACGCCGACCTTAGCTGCGCCATACCATTGACCCCAGCCATGCTGCTTCGCCTGGCGCAGCGCGAAGTCGATCTGATCGTCGATCGTCGAAGGGTCGCGAGCATTCTTGCCGGTCGCCGCCGTGAACTGATCCCCCATGCCGCCGACATTGCCCATGCCGCCGCCGCCGGTCTTATAGTGCAGTTGAAGAGGGCCGAAGGAAGTATAGTTACCGGCCGCGTCTTTATCGCCGTAGTAACCGCTCTTGCCTTCGCTGCCATACACCTTGGCCGCGATGTTGGGGTCGATGCCAAGTTCCTGCGCCTTCGCTCGGATCTTACCCTCGACCGACGCCGGGTCGTAGCCGGGCGGGTTGACGCCAGAAGTCGTCGCGGGCGCTGCACCTGGCATAGCCGGCGCACCTGTCCCCGGTTGCAGGTTCTTATAGGTGTTGTAGATGTCGAGCATGCTCTGGCTCTCGCCCTGCTGGCGCTTCAGATCTTGCAGCTTGAGCACCGTGGCCGTGTCGCCCGAGGCTGCCGCAGCCTGCATGGCACCGGCATAGTCGCCGTTGGCGAGCGCCGTCGCCAACGCCTGTGACTGGCCGGTCTTGAAGCTATCCTTGAGCGACGCGCCGAGGCTGTCGATGCCCTGGCCGAGCAGCCCGAGCCCCGACGAGAAATCATAAACGGCCATGTGCTGATCCTCAGGCCGCGATGCCGTAGCCGCCCGCGCCGTAGCCGCCGAGGTTGGTGCCACCACCCCCGGCGCCCGAGCCGAACAGGCCGCCTATGCCTGAGAACAGCGAGCCGCCGAGCGTCGAGCCGCCGCCCAGGCCGAGGCCGCCGAGCTTCAGGAGATCGCCGCCCACGCCAAGCCCGAAATTGAGCGCCGTCGCCGAAGCCTGCTGCCCCGCCAGGCCGCCCTGGTTCACCAGCGGCAATTGCTGCCCGGTGAGCAGGTTGTCCTGGTTCACGAACTGGTTGGCGGCGCCCGTGTAGGCTTGTCCCTGCTGCGAGCCGTAGCCGGTCGCCAGGCCCGCGAGCTGCGAGCCGAGGCTGGTCGAGAGCAGGCCCGAGCCGGCGCCATATTGCCCGGCGAGGTTGGTCAAGGCCGTGCCCTGGCCGACATCGTATTGGCCGACCTGTTGCCCTTGGTTGACGGCATTCTGAGCTCGCGCCGTCGCCTCGTTCTGGGCCTGCTGCGCCAAGGTGAGGCCCGTCTGGTTGGCGAGGCCGCCTTGCTGTGCCGCCGTGTTCGCCAGGATCTGCGCCTGGTTCTGCCCGGCACCCGTGTAGAGCCCTGCCTGCGTCGTCCCTTGGGCGATCTGTCCTTGCGCAAGGTTGGTCTGGGCGCCGGCTTGTTGCCCAGTGGCCTGGAGGCCCGTCTGGCCGGTGTTGGCGAGGTTGGTGATCCAGCTTTGCCAGTTCTGGTTGGCGAGGTTGGCGGCGCGGTCCTGCAGCGCCGTGAGCTGGTTGCCCGAGCCGACACCACCCGTCGCGGCGGCGCCCCGGTTGACCTGGTCGAGCGCCTGATCGACCGCGTATTGATAGCCGGGAGAGCTGGTGAAGCGCTGCTGCGCCAAAGCCTGCGCGCCAGGACCGCCAAGACCAAGTGCACCACCGAGCGTCGTCTGCGCCTGGGCGCCAACCGTCGAGTAGGGGCTGAAAGTGGCGCTGATGTTGCCGAGCGTGTTGAGGCCCTGGCCGTAGCCTTGGTTGACGGCGCCGAGGCTTGCCCCAAGGCCGCCCGCGATGGCACCGCCGGCCGCCTGCCCGCCCTGGCCATAGATGTTCATGGCCTGGTTTGAGCCTTGGGTGACATTCTGACCGGCCTGGCCGTAGCCGCCCGCCAGCAGCGCGTCGGCGTTGCCATAGCCGCCCAGCGCCGCGTTGATGGCGCCTTGGTAGCCTTGCGTCGTCGCCCCTTGGCCAGTCGCGTAGGCCTGGCGCAGCGCGTCCTGCGCCTGCTGCGAGCCGGCCTGCAGCGCCTGCTGGCCGGTGCCATAGGCCTGGCCGTAGGCGCCGAGGCTCTCGCCGAGGCCGCGCGTGATATCGCTGTTCGCCGCTGCTTGCTGGGTCGAGGCGAGGTTGGCGCCGAACACAGCGGCATTGCGTCCAGCCGAGCCGGAAAAAGCGTCGAAAAGGCCCATGGGATTATCCCGCTGAAACGGTGAGGATGCCCGCATTCGACCAGACCTGGCCGACCACATGCGGGTTCACGGTGGGGAGAAGAGAGGCGTCGGTCTTGGGCTGCAGGGTCGCGAGGCTGCCCGCGATCCCGAGCAGGAACTGCTGCAGCTTGCCCTCGTATTGCAGCTGCTGCACGGTCGGGTGGCCGCCGATGTCGTAGCGCGAGATGACCGGCTCAAGCAGCGGCGGCAGCTTCGCCGTGAAGGCGGTCGCCATCAGGGCGGCCCGATCAGGTTCACGTCACAGCGGCCACCCCTGAATGTCGAGTAGACCGGCGAGGAGGTGTCGAGCCGAAAGCGGATGCCGTGCTGGGTGGCGATGCCGCCGATACGATTAACGAAGATGGGCCGCTGGAAGTCACCCTGCTGGCCTAGCCCCCGGCGCACAACCGGCGTCGACCAGGTGGCGCCGCCATCGCGCGAGGTCGAGATCCATAAGCTCGGGTCGGTCGAGTCCGAGGTGCCAGGCACCCCCATCCCGGTGGTGAAATCGAACTGGGCGCCGACGCAGCGAATGCGGTGCGGGAATTGCTTGACCGGCCCGCTTTCGAGCCGTGCCATGAAGGCGACACCAAGCTCCTGGTAGGTGGTGAAACTGATCTCGGCGAGCTGCGTCGTCAGCGTGTCGCCATAATACCATTTGCCGTTGAAGTAGACCGAGCGAGAGGCGCGCCAGCTGTTCGAGTTGGCAGAGCGCCGCTCGTTCCAAAAACCGGTCGCGGCATTCAGCTCCCAGCAGAAATTCGGCCCCTTGACGACGACGGTCGGCCGACCGCCAGTCACATAGCAGGACATCTCGATCTGGGTCTTGTCGGCCTCGGCCGCGAGGTCGCGCTCGACATCCTTGTTGCTCACAGGGGTGGTGTTGAGGCCGTCGACCCGGCGCACCGAGTTGTCGGTCGCCACGAAGTATTGCGCCAGGCCCCAGCCGGGATCAAAGCCGGTGATCGCCGAGGGTCCGACCAGGCCGACCTGGATGACCCCGGCTCGGGCCAGCGGGAAGGGCGAGGTCGCGGCGTCCGAGTAGACGGTGCAGGCCTTCTTGCCCCAGGCGAAGAACAGGCCGCTTGCGCTCGTGCCACGCACCAAGCCGCCCGAAAGGTCGGCGAGTGCTTTCGATAGGGCGTTCTGGCTGTGATCGGAGTCACTCACCCAGATGTCGTTGACGCCTGAGGCGAAGATGGTTCCATCCGGCAAGGTGAAGAGAAAATAGCCGTCGAGAAACGACACCGAGTTTGCCGTCCCCACGTTGCCGTCAGGGTAGCCGGTGACCGCGCTCGACGAGACGGAGAAGGGCCCATTGGCGACGCTCACAGCAACGACATCGGGCGTCGGGCTCCGGTTGTTCTTGGCCCAGGTGACTAAGTCGCTGCCGTTCAGCGCGCCCGAGAGCGGCGTGACGGCGCCCGAGGTCGAGACGGTCACCACGGCGTTGGCGCGCGCCGCATAAAGCGTGTTGTTGACGTCGATCTGGCCACGCGGCACCCCGACCAAAAGGTCGGCGAAGGGGGCGAGGCCCGGCACCCAGCGGTGCAGATCGATGGCGCCGTCCGCCTCGTAATAGCGGTTGACCAGGCGGCCGACCCCCTCGCCCGGCAAGTCGCCGGGCTGCGAGGATTGCGGGAAGGGAATGAGCAGGGGAGTGGTCACCAAAACGAAACCTTGGCGGGGCCGAACGACTGCGCCGCGATGGCGTCCATGCGGCGCAGGTTCAGCTCGATCGGGCCGGGCGGCCCGAGCGTGTCCTGGTCAGGCGGGATGTCGACGCCGAAGGTCGTCTTGAGCTGGACCGCGAGGCGCCGCCCCAGCTCGTCGGCGATACCCGAGGGCACCGTGTCGAGGTCGGCGATCGAGATGATGCCACGCAGCTGCAAGTTGGCCGCGAGCGCGTCGAGCTGATCAAGCGCCGTGAGCATGTCCTCAGGGCTCGGCGGATTGTCCACCGAGGCCCTGATGATGTGCTCAAGCGCCCGTGTCGCGATCCAGGTTGAGTCGCGAGTCGCCGTGACCGCGAAGGTCATTTGTTCCGACGCGGGTCTTTGGCCTTCTCGTGCTTGGCCTTCTCCTCAAGCTCCTCGATGGCGGTGTCGAAGCCATTAAGCCAGGCGGCGTTCTTGTAGGCGTCGCGCTTGGCCCCGCTCATGGCCGCCTTGTGGCCAGCCTCGTATTGGCCCTCCTCGCCCGGCTGCGGGCTCCCCGGCGCCAACGGCGGAACTCGCTCGGACTGCGCCAGCGGCTTGCCGTCCTTGCCCTCGGCCTTGCCCTCGACCTTGTAGTGCCCCGAGGTCGCGGCTCGCATGAGCATCTCGTCCTTCTGCTCGGCCGTGAGCTGCTTTTGCTGGTCGAGGTCGACGGGTTCGCCGTCCTTGAACTCGACCCCGAACCAGGTGACGACAGGCGCCGCCTTTTCGAGGTCGTGGTAGGTGATTTTGGCCATGGATGGTCTCCGATCGTGAGTTAACTTAAAAGTTAAAACCCGGCGCTCGAGCGCCGGGTCCATTGGCATCAGCCTGGGCTATCGATGAAGCCCTTGAGAAAGAGGGTGATGTTGCCGGCCGCCGGTGTCACGCCGGCCGCCGCGACGAGCAGCTGGATGTCTGTCTCGACCGGATACTTGAACCCCAAGACACCAGCCGGCAAGACGTCGACCTTGCCGCCGGCGACGCCGGCCGTCGAGGCCGAGAGCAGACGGGCGGGAGTCGTCGCGTCGCCGATCGACAGTGTCAGCGCCGAGGCGGCCAGCGACGCCGTCTCGAAGTTCATGCCGGTGATCGTGAAGCCCGCCGGCACCTTGAACAGCTGGATGGTGTTGTTGATGGTGCCGACGTCGGTCGTGGTCAGCGCGATCGTGCCGCCCATGACCTTCTCGGCGCGCCACGGGCCGTGGCTCGGCGTGCGCCGAGCCTCGGTGATCGCATAAGCAACTCTATTGACTGCCATTGTCGTTTACCTCGCAGAGGTTGGCTTGTGGGGGTTTCTATCCACGCCCCGAGAGGGGCGACTCTATTAAGCGTCAGGCGGGCTGATGACGAAGCCGGTCGCCACGCCCCAGTCCTTCAAATTGCCAATAGTTCCGGCTTGATCCGGCGGAGCTTTGGCAATTTTACCATAGCCATACTGTGCCTCAACACCAATGCCCTTGAGGAATTGGTAGTCAGTCTCGTCTCTATTGGTGCTCTTGGGCATCTGACCTACGACATACGCGTAGGCGTTCTTGCCGCACATGAAGATCGGCGACACGTCGGCGCCGGCCCCGCCGACCCCCGCAAGGGGGCCGTTGCCGACCGCCGTGGTGCCGGTGCCGATGATGTAACGGCCATCGATCTCCGGGATCTCCCGGTAGATGATGCCGTCCTTCAGAAAGGCCGCCCCGCTGAAGATCGGGTTCTCCTTGTAGCCGGTCTCGCGCGGGCGAGCCTGCAGGTTGGCGTTGGCCATCTCGGGGTCGATCGCGAGATCGCGCAGGGCGCGTGTGCCCAGGAAGCAGACATAATACTCGGCATCGCCCGCCATGTCGTAAGGCTTGATCGCCGGCCAGGCGGCCATGTTGGTCGTCTGCTGCGCCTGGCGCTTGAGCAAGCGCCCGATCGCCGCCGTCATCTTGTCGTTCGCCACCACCATGGTCGACAGCGAGGTCGAGACATTGCCGACCGTGGTGTTCGACAGCCTCGAACCGAACACGATGCGGTCGTTGTTCGCCGTCTGCCACGAGTTGCGCTGTGCCGCCGTGGCGATACCCCACTTGATCCCGTTGACCCTGTTGCCGGGGTCGGTATGGAAGTTGGTGGGGATGGTCGCCGAAGGGATTGCCAGCAGCGCGTCGATCATGTCGTCGCGGCGCCAGCGCTTAATGAACGACTGCAAGGCCGGCGTGCCCTGCTCGCGGATATTGATCGCCGACTCCTTGGTCGACGATTTCTTGAAGCTCACCGCATGCCGCAGCCAATCGGCCCACATCGGAAAGCCGTAGTTGTCGAGCTGCTCCTCGTGCCCGACCAGCTGGCCGGTCGCGACGCCATCGGCGCGCAGCTGATCCATCAGCGGAACGTTGACTTGCTTGCCGTCGCCGGCCAGATCCATCACCCGCTGGATGATGCTACCGATACCACCGGTATAGGCATCAAAGCGAGAGTCGCGAAGGAAGGACCAAGTAACCTTCTTTTGCCACTTAATTAGTTCGAGATTTACGTTGTTATAAGTCTCGGCCATTTCGGCTCCTTACTGAGCCGAGCGGTGCCCAATGCTTTAGGGCTCGCGCTCCATGCTCAAGATCTCCTCGGCGAGCTCCAGGTCGTCGAGCGCCACGGGTTGAGCCGACATCGCCGACTGCGCGGACCCGGAACGGTTGACTGAGGGGAGCGATTTCTGGGTGGTCGGCGGCGCGGCGATGAACTGTCCCGCCTCGTTGCGAGGGGGGAGAGCCTGGGGCTGCGGCGCACGGCCCGACATCTGAGCGCTGATGGCTTCGCGAGCCCGCGCCAGGAAATTCGGGTCTTGGAGGGCCTCCTGCAGGAGGCGCTCGTTGTAGGCGTTGAGGTCGTCTCCGACCTTCGTCAGGTTTTCGCGGCGGGTATGCCATTGCACAGCAGCCACGAAGGGGTTGGCGGCCTGCATGACCTGTGCCGCCTCGAAGGGGGACATGGTGGGCAGGGCGCGGTCAAACTCTTGGTAGGCAAGATCGGCCTTCTCGGCACCATGGATGGCCCGAGCGGCGGCGAGGTTGTTGTTAGCGACGACCGCCTGCAGCTGCGACACGATCGGCGCGATGGCCTGCTGGATGCGGGCATCGGCGAACTGGGTGGGGTTGACGAACGGATCGGGCGGCTGCGGCTGCGGCTGCGCCGCCTTCTGCTGCTGGTCATAGAGCGCCAGGCGGCGCTCGATCTCCTGGGCCTGGGCGCGGGTCAGGACGACCTGGTCGGGCTGAGCCTGCGGTGCCTGTTGGACAACCTGGTGGGCCTGCTGAGCGGGCTGCTGGGCCTGCGCCTCGGGCTCGGCGCCAGGCTGCGGTTGAGCCTGCGCTACCGGCTCCTCGTGCAGGGCCTCCTCGGACTCGGCAGACAGCGTTGCATCGGCCAAAGCAAGCGCCTCGGCCTCGTGATCGAGGTCGTTGGTCATGATAAAGATTCCTTGTGAAGAGAGGACCGCGCGGAGGCGGCCTAGATCAGCAGGCGTTCAGGGGCATGCACCGGTCGATGCCGTGACGCTGTTGCCAGTCAGCATGTTGATACTGTAGGGCGGCCCGAGATTCTCCGTCGTGACTGTCGGGGCCGGGCTTCCACGCAAAATGCAATTGGGCACGTTACCGCTGGGGTCGAGATAGTTCCGGTACCAGTTCATCGTCCCGTAAGTGTCATAGGCAATTTGCATCATGCTGCCTTCCGGGCCTTGCGCGAAGACGATGTTCGCCCAATTCGTAGAAAACCTGAACGTCGAGTCGTTCATGTTTCCCGCCGGGCCGACCGCATACACCCAGTTGCTGCGGAATTTATACCAGGTGAAAGCCGCGATGTTCGGGTCAGCCGAGCCCTGGGCGAATGTCGTCAGGTTCTGAAGTGTAGCGTCCGCATTCGCGCCGATCAGCACCTGGTTGCCGCTAGGGGCGGCCGTCACGAAGGTGATGGTGGTCGGCGACCCTGAAGGCCCCACCAGCATCGTGTTGCCGTTCGCGGCATTGGTCGAGCCCGTGCAGTTGTTGCTAGAGCAAATGCGCACCTCGCTCGTCGCCAGGTTGACGATCAGCGTGTTGTTGGTCGCGTCGTAGAGAGTCCAGGTCGAGCCGACCGCGCCCGCCGAGGCGTAAATCTCCGCAGTGCCTTCGATCGCCGTCAATGTCGCCGGCTGCAGGACGGTGTTGAAGCTCTGGCTGGCGTAAGGAGCCGTTCCTCCGCTGGAGCCGGCCTCGTCCAGCTCGGTGTGATAGGCGCCCCCGGCCGAGACCGAGCCAATATAGCCAAAGCCCTCCGCGTAATTGAAGTTCAGGATCTTGTTGCCATTGGTCCCCACCATGATCGCGCGGCCGTGCAGGTGCAAGAAAACGTTGTAATTCGCCGTGATGTTGTGGTTGGACGCATTCAGTAGGAAGCAGGACTGAACCGGCCCCGCTGTCGGCGGAGCTGTGTCCGCCTTAACGTCACAATAGTTGTTGCTGTAAACGATGTCGGATGACGTAATCGTCCCACTTTGGCCGGCCATCGAGGCGTTCGCGCTTGAGTTGCAATAATAGGCGGTGCCATCGGTGCCGTTCTCGAAACGATTATGGGCTACGGTCAGGACGCCGCCCGGCCCCACGACATCGTTGTTTATCGACAGGCCGACACATCGCCCCGCCGCCGCGAACGACCCAAAATCATAGCCGATGATATTGCCGCCGAGAGTACCCCGGCAAAAGATGTATGTCGGAGCTGTCGTGTTGCCGTTATTGAGCCCGCAGGTGTTGGCCGCCGGAACGCTATTGGTGTAGGTGATGCCATCGAGCGCCCAATTGGCGACCACGCTCGGATCTTTCAGCCCGTGCGCCGTCAACGTATAGGCCGACAGCGGGTGGGCGAGCGTATTGAGGTAGGTGATCGAGTAGCCACAACTGTACTCGACGCAGGCGACCTTCCAGGGCGGGCGGGCCACTGCCGTCATGGCCTGTGAGCCAATGGTGAAGGCGGCATTGAGGGTGTAGGTGGGCCCAGATCCCGCTGTAATGTAGACCCCTGACGGAATACCGCTCCCCGTTATCACCTGACCTACGCCCGGCGTCCCGCTGACTGCTGAAGTGGTCAGCGTCGTGCCCGAGATGCTTCCCGTGAACGAAGCCCGCGTGTAGGTCTGGCCGTTCTGCGGTGCATAGGCGGTGAAGAAGTCGCTATGTTGCACATTGCCACCGGCGACGGCTGTGCCCGAGCCATCCGGCCACAGCTCGACGGTGATCGTGCCGGAACCATTGCCACCGGCATTGGTCGCCTGCACCACCGGCGAGAAAACGACGGAGTTCGGCCCGGTCGAGGTGGTGATGGCCGCTGCCCCGGTTGGCGTGACCGTCATGTTACCCGAGTTGTCGATGGCGAAGTAGCCCGAGCAGCCCGAGCACGAGGTAATCGACCAAGAGGTGGGGGAGCCAGTGGCGACCGCCTGTCCAAGAACCTGTCCATTGATGGCGGGCGTGTAGGATTGGAAGAAGGTGGTGGCGACGATGGGTGGGGGAGGGCCACCACCTCCTCCACCGCCTCCGGCTATATGAAACGACGCCTGCGCCGGGGCAAGGCCAAGGAGCAGAGCTGCCGCAAGGAGCCTTCTCATTGGATCACCGCGACCATGCCGAGCTTGAGCGTCACCAGCGCCGCGCTCGTGCCACTCGGAAGCGTCGAGTAGTTGATGAGGCTCGCGGCCGCCGGCGCGTAAGTGTGGGTGGTGTCGTTGCAGCTCAGCGCCGCCGAGCCGACCGTGCAGGTGACGGCCTGATCCGCCGGAGTGCCGATAGGGCCGCCCCGCACCGTGAAGGCTCTGGTGATCGCACCGCCAGGAGCCGCGCCCTGCGCCTCGTAAAGGTTGCGCAAGGTCATGGTGACAGCCGGCAATGCAGGCACGATGGCGAACACAGGCGCCTCGGCCGTATCGTTGCCGAACGCCATCCCGATAATCGACATGTAATGCACCAGGGTCGTCGCCGGCACCGCGTTGTCCACGCTCATCAGGATCGACTGATTGGTCGAGGAGGGTATCCAGCGCAAGCCGAAGCCCACCTGGCCGGCAGTCGGCGCCGAGCCGCCCTGACAGGTCACTGTCGGGTTGGTTCCTGTCCCGCCCGAGGGGCAAAATTGCAGCGACACCAGATCGGTCGGGGCGACGCTGACCGATATCCCCGATGCCGACGAGTCGCACGTCTGGGTGCCCGAGGTCGTGCAGCCCAGGCAGTTGGTGCCGACCGTGCAGCCCGCAGGCGCCGGCGCGCCGTTTTTGTAGAGGGTGTATTGATAGCTCCCGGCTCCCGACGAGGCCGACTGGCGGATGTAAAGCTTGTCGATGGTGCCGCTCGCGGGAACGAGCGACGAGGAATTGGCCTCGGTGGCATTATTGTAGCTCACGCCGATGGCCAGATAGCCCGCCACCGTCGTCGACAGGTTGGCCTGGATGGCGCCCCCGAACAGCGGACTTTCCTGCCCCACACCCGACTTGAAGGTCGCCGACATCTGAACCGCGGCGGTCTGTGCGGTCGGCGTGGCGGCCGGCACGAACTGCCAGGCGAGCAGATCACCGGGAACTACGCTGACCCCATGGCCGTTACCGGTGTCGGCGCAGTTCTGCGTCCCGCTTTGCACGGTGCAGGTCAGAGCCGTGACTGACCCGGCCTTGTTGAGCGAAACAGCCCACGATCCCGGAGTCGGGTTCGTGGGAAAGTTGACCTCCAAGTTATCGATCGTGCCGTTGACCGCGATCGGCAGCTGCCTGAGGCTGACCGTGGCGTTATAGAGGTTCGAGCCCTCGTTCGAGACAAGGCTGGCGTAATTGGTCACCGAGATGGATGGAGTGACCGTGGCCGAGCCACCGGGCGTCATGATGGCCGAGACCATCTGCACGGCAGGAGCGCCAAGCGTGGCAGGACCGGCGTTCAGCAGCAGCATGGTGCCCGCGCTCGCGGGCGAAGCCGCCAGGCCGAGAGCGACTGCTGCAGCTGCGAGCAGCCTATTGCTGAACATAGGTGATGTTCCCCGAGAGCTGCGCGGTCGACGACTGGAACAGGCAAAGGTAGTTGGCGTTGTTCGCCGTCTGGGCAACGGTGCCGGTCCCGGAGCCCATCTGCCAGCCGGCATTAGCGACGAGCGGGATGCCATTGGCGGCCGTCGTCGAGCCCACCACGGCGGCCGGCGATGCACAGCTGGAGTTAGTACCCTCGATGAAGGAAACCGCCGCCACGCCGCCCGACACGACCAGCGACGAGCAAACATAGATTTTCTTGGCGCTGACACCCGCGACCAACTGGGTTGTACCGGCGGCGGTCGAGATAGGGAAGTTGGCTTTGAGGGAGCCGAAGCAGGGATCGGCGCCAGAAGCGGCGACGTTGTTGACCGGAGCGCCGGCCGTCGTGTTCAGCGTTGTCAGATTGGTGGCGATACGCGCCAGCCGCTGCTCCGTCGTGCAGCCGGTGCCGGCATCCGTGCCGCAGGCCGTGTCAGCCTTCGCCCCTTGCGTGGCGTCGCCGCCGTCGATGATGGTCGCCGCGCCGCCACCCGTTCCGCCCCCACCGCCCCCTGTGCCGGTCGGCAAGCCCGAACCGCCCACCATGTTGACGGTGGTGGTCGAGGCTGTAGTGATGCAGCTCAGCTGTGTGGCCGCGCCAACCGTGAAGGCGAACCAGCCGCCATTCGGCGATATTGGCTGCCAGGCTGTCGTGGTCGCGGCTCCCAGCGCACAATAGGCAATGTTGGTCGTGCCCACATTTGACGCCACGACCACGCTGCCGGCCGGCAGCGTCCCGGTCACGCCGCCCGTCGTCACCGCGATCGGCGTGCCGACCGTTGCAGGCTGGAAGCCGGCGGTACCGCCGCCGCCTCCTCCTCCAGCCCCGCATTGCTGCCCGTGCTGGTCATAGGTCAGCGTCGAAGGGCCACTGGCAGTGAGAGGGCCAAAAGTCCCATCGCAGGCCGTCACATAGCGATAGGTCGGCGTGCCGCCATCGGCGCCCGCCGCTTGCGGCAGGCATGCGAGCGCGACCGCTGCCAAGGCGGCATAGAGCCATCTGATCATGGGGACTCTCCTAAGAGCGCTTTTTGGCGAGCGCCTTACAGGTAATCAGAATTATTTAGGTGCAGCCTCGCCTTCGCCCGGCACCTTCACCCAAACCCACCTCGACATCTGTGGGGACCAGGCCCAGACCCAATGCCCGCTGTCGTCGGGCAGTTGCGTCGGCGGCGGCTCGGTCGGCGGCTCGATCGGCACGACGGGAACCTGCGCCCACGGCGGGCTATAACCAGGGTCGACAGGCGGTCTCACCTGCGCCCATGGAGGACTGTAGCCAGGGTCGACCGGCGGCCGGATCTGCGCCCACGGCGGCGAGTAACCAGGATCGACTGGCCCCGGCGGCACCTGCGCCCATGGCGGCGAATAGCCGGGATCGACCGGCCCGCCGGGGACAACCGGCGGAAGTGTCGAGTCGGCCGGCACTCCCAAAATTGAGACTGTCTGGCCGGGTTTAACTGTGATGGTCGCGGATGCCATTGTGAATCCCTTTCGGTGTTGATTGGACTAGGGCGGGGAGGCCCCTAGAAGCGACTCATAGGGGCCTCCCCTACCTCTGCGAAGGGTCACTTATGGGGGGCAAGGGCGAACCGTCGCAGAGGATGGCAGAGCCGGCAGCTCAGGCCGCCACAAGCCGCCGGCGCCGGTAACCAGCGAAGCCCAGCGTAGCAAATCCAAGCAGCATCATGGCCCAGGTGGCTGGTTCGGGCACCGCGCCCGACATCGTCGAGAACTCGATCTGCTTCAGCTCCTTGAAACCGCCAGCCTCGAAAACCCCGACCGACTTGATCGTCTCGCCGTCGTTCGAGATGATGCCAACACGGGTGAAATCATCGTCTTTGCCACTGTCAAAGGTGAACGTTTGGGCGGGGTTTCCCTGGTCGTCCTGGACCACGAAGGTGAACTTCCCGGCGGTGACGAGCTGCCCCCGAAGGCTAAAATCGTTGAACTTCAGCGGGTCTTCCGGCGTGAACGTCGCGGCGGTGAGGGTGCCGCCTTTGATGGGGACGATATTCGAGAACCCGTTTCCCGTGTCCACGGCGCCGACCGTGTTGATATCGATGAAAATCCCCGAGTGCTGGCTGTTCACCTCGCCCTTGAAATCGAACACGTCCTTGTTGTCGTTGTCGATGAAGAGCTTTTTCGAGTTGTCGAAATTTGTCTCAAGCACAAAGGTAGCCGAAGCCGGGGACGCGGCACTCAGCGCCAGGGCGGCACCGATCAGGCAGGCGAAGGTCTTAGCGCTCATTTGCCGTTCTTTCCCATGAAAAAGCCGGCCACAGGGGCCGGCTTGATTGCGCTGATTAGAGGCTCAGCGGTGGCCTATTGGCGGCGCTCCTGGTGCGGCCGAGAATGATGCCTTATTTCGGCTCGTCCTTCATGCGCAGCACCTCGTCGGCGATGCGACGCTGCTCCTCGGGACTGTTGGGCTTGGGCGCCGGCTTCCTGTCGTAGCCAAATGCCTTGGCCGCCGCCTTGGCCGCCGCCTTGCTCTCGGCCGGCGTCAGCATCGGCGTCTCGTCCTCAGTCTGGTCCAGCCAGGGCGCCATGTATTCGATCATCTGAAACCCCCTTCGACCTGGCGAGGTCGCGGTGCGCGGTTGCATAGTCAACGTTTAGGCCTTCGCTAGGCTTGCCGCCGAGCTTAGCATACAGATCCTTTTCTGGATACCACAGCGTCGCCTGCAGGTCCGCGTTGGTCATGTGGATGCCGTGGTCGGCCAGGATCTCCCGCGCCCGCTGGGTGACCGCCCGCATCCAGTTGCGCTGACCGCCGCCGGTCGGCGCCTCGTTGATGCCGACAATGGCGTCGCGATAGGCGATGGCAGCCTTGGCAAGCTCGGATTTCTCGTAAAGGCCGCCAGGGTTGCGCTTCGAGATGTAGTCCTTCCCGAACTTCGAGTAGTGGCGCTCATGCGCCGCCGCGACGTCGGCCGCGCGCTGGAAGAGCGCCGGCGCCGTTTTTGGCACCGACTTGGCCGCAAGGGCTTGGATCTCTGGCGGCAAGCTCGTGTTGCCGGCTGCCGACGCCAGCTCCGCCTCCAGCCTGGCTCGCTGCTTCACGGTGTCGCGAAGCCCGATAAGGTTACCGGTCGTGCGCCCAAACTTGCGCATCCACCACAAGTCGAAGGTCGTGGGATCGAAATTCCCGGAGAGGTTCTGGTAAAAACCACCCCCGATCTTGGGCCCCAGAATGGCCGAGCCATGCACGAGGGTGTCGGCGTTCTCGCCCTCGATCTTGTAACCCATCTTGTTCCAGTCCCTCACGGGACGCTGCGCGCTCAGCAGCTCGGTCACGCCCTCGGGACCCATGGCGTCGAGCAGATCGTTGATCTTGCCAAGGTTCGTCCTCATGGCCGGCCCGTTCTTGGCCTTGGCCTCGATGTCCGCCGCGTCGAAGCGACCGCCATTCGCCTTGAAGCGACTGTAAACCTCGTCAGCAAGCTTCACATTCGAGGGCACCGTCTCGCCCTGGCTGGTGATGGCGAGCGCCGCCCGGTAAGCCGTCGCCGCGTGCGGATCTGTGGCGATCTCCGGATGCATGGTCGACGCGATAGCCATCGCGTCCTGAAACTTCTTCGAATACCAGTCGACCGAGGTGAAGCCGCCGCGCCGCATCGCCTCCCTGGCCTCCGAGGCGAGGTTGCGAGCGAGCAGCTCGTCGGTGTTGCCGAGCGAGCCGAGCGGCTGACCAGGCTTGCTGTTGGCCATGATCTGGCTGGTCACAGGGTCGGGGCCAACGATGCGACCACCCTTGACCCCCATCTGCCGCAGGGCGTCCTGGGCACGCTGATCCAGCTCCGCACCGATCGTCTCAACATCGCGCTTGCGCGGCTTGTAGGGGGCCGGCGTGTCTGGGTGCAGGATGTCGTTGACCGTCAGCGCCGCCTCGTCGGGGTGCATGTCGTCGAGATGCGGCGAGAACGGGTTCTCTTGCCGCAGCAGCGGCACCGAGCGGTCGACCGGCGGGCGATTACCGCCGATCCCGAGGCGGCCGATGCCGGGCACCTCGTTAGGCGCCAGGCTCGCGCCCAGGCCTTCAGCTGCCTGCGGCAGCGCATTGGCGCCCGGCGCCTCCAAGGTCTTACCAAGACCCGCAGCCTCGCGCCTGGCGGCAAGCTTCTCGGCCGCCGTCATCGCCTTGCCGGCGACCCTCTCGCCCGCCCCGACGCCTGGCAGCGCTCCCAAGGCCGCCAGACCGGCGCCCGCGAGGTCGCCCCGGCTCCAGCTCTGGCCGACATCGGCGATTGAGCCGGCCGGCGTCATGCCGACAAGACTCGGGATGGCGCCCGCGGTCTGCGCCAGCCCCGAGCCTGGCGGCGCCGCCTGGCGCAAGGACGCCTCCAATCCCTTCTGCCAGTCTGGCGGCTGCGGCCCGACCGAAGCCTCGACCGTCGCCGGGTCTTGCCAGGTCGGCATGGCCTGAGGCGCCGCCGGCGCCGGCATGGCCGGGAACTCGGGGCCGCCGCCGGCCGCCTGCAAGGCCTGCTGGAAGCTCATGTCCTGCGCCGACTGCGCGTAGGGCCAGAAGGGCTGGCCCGGCTCATGCTGCAGGAAGGCATCGTCGGCGCCTGGCGTGCCCACCTGCAGCGGCGCGGCCGCCATACGCTCCTGGGCTCGCTGCGCAGTCGGCGTCGCCAGCGGGTCCGGCACGTTGAAGGGCGACCCGGCGGGACGCGGCGGAAACCAGGTGTCGGCGAGTCCACCCAGATCAGAGCTTGCCAGATCATTTCCAGAACCTGCAGCGGCCGGCTGCAGGTTCGGAGAACGTTCCGGTGCCGGCGCCATGTCGGGCGCGATCGGCGCCGGCGCCGTCGAGGGGCGCGCCTGCACCGGGACGATCAGCGGCTCGTGCGCATGCGGCGCGAACCAGGGATCGTGCGCGACCGGCTCCAGCGCCTGGGCATAAGGGTCATGCCCGACCGGCTGCAGCGCATATTCGGCCATCAGCACCCCTCGCAGATGTCAGGCGGCGCGGGCGGGATGACCACACGATCCGGCACCTGGCTAACGGATGAACGCCGGTCGAAGACTGCCTCCCGCGAGCAGGGTCAGGGCGCCGATAATGATGAGCAAGAGCACGATGAACCAGATGCCCTGCTCGATCCTTGGCGGGATCTCGGTGATGAAGTGATTGATCCCGTAGAGCACGAGCCAGATGACGCCGGCCAAACAGATGGCCCCGATCAGGAGCCACAGCACTTCGATGGCGATGGCGATCATGGCGTCACCTCAAGGCCTCACCAGCACCCGCTGGTAGTTGCCGCCGGCGTGCGGCGCGTGCACGTAGAAATGCCCGTCAGGGGCCTGCACGGGTGGCCCGCCAGGGACAGGCGGCCCAGATACCGGAGGCCCGCCTGGTGCGGCTTGGGAACCAGACGGGCCCCCGTCTCCACCCGCAGTGTCGCCGCTCGGCTGCGGGTTGAGGGCTTGCATGGCGTCGATCGCGGCGCCGGTCTGCGTGGCGTGCGCCTTGCCGACCTCGTGATGAGCGAGGCTCAGCTTGTGCACGGCCGTGGCCTGGCTGAGCGCCGCGTCCGGACCGGTCATGGCGGCCTTGCGCTTGGCGTCGATCACCGCCGCCTGCGCCTGGGCCATGTTCTTGGTGCCCTCCGACTTGGTCTTGTCGATGGTGGCCTGCTGCATCTGAACCTTGGCCGGGTCTTGCTGGTTCATCAGCGCGTTCAACTTGTCCTTCTCCGAGCGCGGCAGCGGCGACAGCTCGATCAAGGCCGGCGGCGGGATCGGCATGCCCTTGAGGGCCAGAGCGCTCATCAGGTCGAACGAGTCACCCATGACGTTGGCGGTGTTCGGGCCCTCGTCCATCAGGATCTCGACGTCGAGGTTGCCAATGGCGTTGACCAGGATCGGCCGGCCATACTCGTCGAGACCGATGCCGTTGACCTGGACATACTGCACCGTCTGCTGGTCCTTAGTGACGCGCAGATAGCGCTCGGCCTGCCAGTTGCGCTGCTGCGCCACAAACAGGGCCCGGTAGATGCGCAGGCGCCAGCCATTCCACGACTCGAGGAACGGCCCGAGCTCGGCGAGCGAGGCCTGCTGCTGCATGGCCAGTGAGCGACCCGAAACGTCGGCCGGCGCGCCGCCTTGGGCGGCGAGCGCGGGGCTCGGGCCGAAATTGTCGATCTCCTGCTTGGCGTCCTGGTAGAATTGGGCTTGTTTTAAGAACTCAGCTTCTTGTGTGATGACTTCGATTTCATTTGGGTCTACTTCCCAAATCAAGACGCCATCGGCTCTTGCTGCTTCTGTTCTTTTGGTCTCGATGTCCTGGCCGTCTCCACCAAGAGCGCTTCGCCCGACCTTGAGCTGCCTGGCGCTGGCGATCCAGGCCATCTTCATTTTCGCAAAATTCATGGTGTCCTGCGGCCCGCGCAGGTGCCTCACGAAGCCGTAATGGTCGCCCTCCTCGTCGATCTGCACCACGAAGCCGATATAGCGACAGACGGTCTTGCCCTTCTCGTCGTAGAAAGGCGAGCGGCCGTAGTCGAGTATCGTCGAGCCGGCATAGAAGCAATAACGCCACTCGCCCTTGGTCCGATACCAATGCTCGACCAGTCTCAGCTTATTCTTGCCTTGCGACCACAAGTATTGCTTGTCGTATTCGAACTCGGTCTGCGAGTCGTCGCCATGCGAGCCCGAGGCCTCGTCCCAACCCGGCTTGCCGTCTTGCGGCGGGAACAGTTCCTCGAACTCGTCCTGGGTGACGAACTTCGACGTGCCCATGTAGCGGGCGTCTGAGAGGTCGTGCTGCAGGCTGCGCGGATCATAAAAGAAGGTGCGCGAGTCGACCGGGGCGACATCCGGGTTGCAATCGCCCTTGTCACCAGGCGGTAACCCCAGCTCGGCCACGACGAGGCCGTGGCAGCAGCCCATCACCAGCAGCGCCGACTCCTTGGTGTCCCAATGGCAGGCATCGAGCGCCGAGCGCACGCACTGCGTCGCCAGCTCGGCGCCGGCCTCGTCGGGCGCGTTGCGGCCGAAGGCCTTGGGGTCGCCGCGCATCTTCTTGAGCACCCCGACGATCGAGTTGATCTTGGGCCGCACGCGGTTGAACACGATCGGCGCCTGGCGCCTGGCAAAGAAGTCCTTCAGCTGCTGCTTGGAGAATTGCTTGCCGTGATAGTACTCAATGGCGATCTTGGCCTCGGCGATCTCGTCGGCCTTGAGCGCCACGAAGTTTGAGAATTGCCGGCGCAGGTCGACGACGTCGGGCGGCTCGATCGGCTCCTTATCGTCCTCGGCCGGCGCCTCGCCGAGCGGCTTCAGCGCGAACACCGGCTTCACCAACGGTCCCTGCTGCGGCGGCATCATGCCGGGTTGCCCAGGAAGCATTTGACCGCCGCCGGGCGGCATACCTGGAGGCGCACCTTGCCCCGGAGGCAATGGCGCGGCGCCTAATCCAGGAGGGAGACCGCCCGGCGGCAGCATTCCGCCCAGCCCCAGCACACCACCAGGCTGGCGCGGAAACGGCAAGACATTGGCAGGCATCGGAGGCGGCATTCAACCCCTCACTGCTGGGCTGGGCGGAAAACGCGGGTCAGGGCGCCACTGCACCCAAGGCTTGCCGTCCTTGTCGACAGAATGGATCTGATGGTCGGTGATCAAGACGACCGTGCGCCCCTCGGCCTCGGTCAGCAGGCAGCACTCGGCCTTGGACAGCGGCGCGTGCGGGCCAGGCACCGGCTTCATGCCCCAGTTGAGCATCTCAGAAATAAGTCTTGGTGGTCACGATGCGCAGCCAGACCAGAAAGATGCCGATGGCTATTCCGCCCGCGACCAAGCCGATGTCGAGCAGCATCACATATCCGTCACGTTGAGACGCTCGCGCGTCGGCTTCGACACCGAGTAACCCTTCATGCCGACCGGCTTCTCGACCCTCGGCAACGGCTTGACCCAAGGCCGCGACAGACAGGCATAACGACACTCGTCAACCGCGTGGTCCTCGGCGTCGGTGTCGATGTCCTCGGGCCGGTCGTGGTCATGCTCCATCAGCGGCAGCGTCCTGATGAGATGCCGACAGGTGTCGAAGCAGAACAGCATCGGCGCCTCGTCGGTCCCGACCAAGCGGGTGCGCAACGCTCCCCAGCCCGAGATGGCGCCGCGCTTGGGGGCGCGGGTGTTGTCGGCCTCGCGAAAGATCAGCGAGCCGCCAGCCTGGCGGGCGCCTTGCCGCATCTGCTCGTAAATCGAAGGCCCACCCGATTGGTTGAAGCACGACGGGTCGAGCACGCCGTAGGCAACACGCTCCTCCTTCTCGCGCTCGACGATGCCGGCGCCAATCAACTCATTCGGCAGCTTCAACCCGACCCACGTCTCCCCAATTTTCGCAGCCCCATACCACTCACGATAACGGATGAGCGCACCGCGCGGGATATAGCGGCGAGGGCCTGCCTGAAGCGCAGCCGCTGCTCCTCCCGCAGGTGCGCCTCTACCAGGTCGATCTCGTCCTCGGTCAACCCCTCCCGGCGGTAGGCCTGCTCCCAGCCCACAAACTCCTCCGAGTCCTCTCCCCAGGCCCGCCGATAATTGAGGGAGGGTGTAGTCATCTGAGGCAACGGCCCACCAGCCAACCGAAAACGGCGAAGCCGAGCCCCAATCCATCGAGCGGAACTTGAGCCAGTGCTCCGGCACCTCGAAAGGCGCCACCACATGGCGCGCCTCGTTCCATTCGGCGAAAAAGGCACCCTCAATGGCATTCCAATCGCCCTCCAGCCAAGCCCGCACCAGAGCCGGGTTGCCGACCATGGTCAGCCGCGACGCATAGCCAGGATCGCGCTGCATCAAAATCTGGTTGTCGAGCAGCCGCGACGGGATCACCGCGACCTGGTGCGTCGTGCCGTTCGGCAGATCCTTCACCAGAATGCGCGTCCACCTCGGAAACGGCACCATCTCGTAACGCTCGCGAATCCAGGTCTGGCCAGGGCCGCCAGGATTGCCCGTCAGGATAATCTGCACCGGCACGCCGGCCGACGAACGCAGCGCCCCAAACAGCCGGAAGATCGGCTCAGGTGATGGATACTGCCCAGCCTCCTCGATCCAGGCGTCAGTCAAATTCCGGCCCTGATACTCGCCCGCGTCGTCGATCGAGTCGAGATAGCCAAACCCAGCCCGCCCACCATGCGGCAGCCGCCAGGTCAGCTTCGACTCGTTGAACACCCCACCCAATGGCCGGTAAATCTCCTTCGAGCGGTCAATCGCATCAGTCGACGACACCGTCGTCCGCCGGAACATCATGGCGTTGAAATTCGGGCCCCACTGCGCCTCCTTCGCCGCCCAACGGCCCAGCACGCCATCGGTCTTGCCGCCACCCCTCGAGCCGCCGAAGAAGATCTCAGGCGCCGGACACTTGCAAAGCACCGCCTGCGGCCCAGGCTGCGGCGCCCAGACAACCTCCTCAGGCAAATCGGCGTCAGGTAAAAGCAAGCAATCCTCCAGCGTGGTGGGGTGTGTTTTTATCTGCTCCGCGTGGGGAGGGTGTTGGCGCCGGAACCGACCGACGTCGCGGTCCATCCCCGGTCCCGACCGAGAGGGGTGGGAGGGGGCCCCGGCCAGGCCCTCCCACCCCTCCCCTGGCAGGCCCTCCCCTAACCCCCTAGCGGGTGAGGCGACTATACAGTCGTCGCGCTGTTTCGATCCGCACTCCCGTGAGGGAGCGACTAAGCGAACTCGCTATTAGTAATAACGTGTTCTTCGCCGAGTTCCCCTCTGTAAACGGCTCAAGCAGCGTTTCGGGTAAGCACCTGGTAAGCGGTCGAGTCCACCAGCGTGGCTCAGTTCGGCTTCAAGTCGAGC